TCTTGACTGAAGTTATAACATCAACTGGATCAGCAGAAGCAGTGGCAGGCACAAAATTATTTTTAACTGTTACTGCGGTCGAATGTTCAGCACAATATGCAGCTAACATAAAAGTTGGGTCAGGAACATTATGTGCTCAAGCAGTAGAAAGTTCTAATAGAGTAAGATTAAAAGGATTATCCGTAGTGTCAGGTGGCACAGCAGGTGATGTAGACTTTATAAATGGCACACCCGAAAGTGGTACTACATTATTTAAATCAAGGACTCTTGGAACAGCTAACACCACTGTAGATAGAACCATACCTTCAGAGGGTGTTCTGTTTGATAGTGGAGCTTGTGTAAAGTATACTTTAGATACGGCAGATAATATAACTGTATTCTACGCATAGAGGTAGATATGGCAGAAAAAGGCACAATGAAGGGTCACACTATAAAAGGGGGGCATAAGCGTCCCACCAAAGCTGGTGCTGGTATGACTAAAAAAGGTGTAGCCAAGTATCGTAGAGACAACCCTGGATCTAAACTAAAAACCGCTGTTACTGGGAAAGTTAAGCCTGGTAGTAAAGCTGCAAAAAGACGCAAATCCTTTTGTGCACGTAGTGCTGGGCAAATGAAAAAATTCCCTAAAGCTGCGAAGAACCCAAATAGTCGTTTACGTCAGGCACGTAGACGATGGAAATGTTAGGAGATTAAAATGATAAATAGAGCAAGTATGCCAAAACAAATGAAAGACAAAATGAAGAAGAAAAACATGTACTCTGACGGTGGTAGTCTAAAAATGGTTACCAACGATCAAGGCCAGAAAGTTCCTTTTTTTGCAGCAGATGGCAAAGGTAAAATGATGGGTGGTGGCATGGTCAAACCTAAAAAAATGATGGGTGGTGGCAAAGTCAAAAAATACGGAGGCGGAGGAAAAGTCCGTGGCTGTGGTATAGCTAAAAAAGGTGTTAGATCCGCTAAAATGGTGATGATGAAAGGCTCTGGATAATGGGTAGAGTTGAAACTAGAGAGAAAGAAAAGTTTAGATCTAAACTTAAAAAAAGTGAGGAAGAGGGAAAAAAGCCTGATAACCCATTACGAATAAAAGGTAAATATGGTTCTGAAGAGGATCGTTTAGGTGAGGGAGGTATGGATCTTGGTTTAAGCGATAAGAAAGCAAAAGAAAAAGTTTTTGGTAAAAAAAGATCTTTACTAGAGACTTTGCAATTACAAGATGAAGACAAAAAAAAGAGAAAAAAAGCAGAAAAAACAGTGCCAAAATTTATGAAAAGTGGTGGTATGATAAAGTACAGAGGTGGTGGTATTGTTTCTAGGTCACGTCCAACCAAGTATGTATAGGTGCTTAAATGAGAGTATATTATAAAAAAGGTGGTTCTGTAAAAAAGAAGAAAAGTAAAAGCAGAGTCAACGAAGCTGGTAACTACACAAAACCATCTTTACGTAAGCGTATTTTCAATAGAATAAAAGCTGGCGGTAAGGGTGGTAGACCTGGTCAGTGGAGTGCTCGTAAAGCCCAGATGATGGCTAAAGCCTATAAGAAAGCTGGTGGAGGTTATACTAGCTAATGGCCTTAAAGAAGTCACAAAGGAGCTTAAAAGCATGGGGTAAACAGAAATGGCGAACCAAAAGTGGTAAACCTAGTACACAAGGGCCAAAGGCAACAGGCGAGCGTTACTTACCTGAAAAAGCAATTAAGGCTCTTTCGCCCGCTGAATACGCCCGTTCTACGGCTGCTAAACGCAAGGCAACTAGAAAAGGTAAACAAGTGGCTAAACAGCCCAAAAAGATTGCTAAAAAAACGAGAACATACAGAAAGTTTACGTAAGGTAAAAGAAAGTTTAGGATATGGCGACATCGGGAACAACCGCATTTGAGATGGACTTCACGGAGATAGCTGAAGAGGCTTGGGAACGTGCAGGTAGAGAAATGCGTTCGGGTTATGATTTAAGAACTGCTCGCAGGTCTATGAATCTAATGACCATAGAATGGCAAAACCGTGGTATTAATATGTGGACAATAGATGAAGGAACTATATCTGTGACAGCAGGAACGGCACAATATGATTTACCTGCAGATACAATAGATCTTCTCGATCAAGTTATACGTACAAATGCAGGTAATGCCACTACACAATCTGATCTTACTATAAGTCGTATAGGTGTAAGTACTTACTCATCTATCCCTAACAAGTTAACAAGGGGTAGACCAATACAAGTATTTATAGAGAGATTGATAACACCAAGAATAAATTTATATCCTGTCCCTGATACCAGTTACACATTTGTATATTTTAGAATGAGAAGAATACAAGACGCTGGTAATGGTGTGGAAACACCAGATATAGTATTTCGTTTTTTACCATGTTTGGTTGCTGGATTAGCTTATCATATAGCTATGAAAGTTCCAGAGTTAGCACCAAGAATAGAAATGTTAAAAGCCGCATATGATGAGCAGTATGCGTTAGCTGCTGGTGAGGATAGAGAAAAAACATCAGAAAATTTCGTACCAAGAATAAGTAGGATTTAGATATGGCAAGTAAATTTGCATCAGGTAGAAACGCTTTAGCAGAGTGCGATATATGCGGATTTAGATTTTATTTAAGAGAGTTAAGAAGTTTAATAAGAAGAGGTAGTGATACAAATATAAAAGCGTGTCCACAGTGTTGGAATCCTGACCATCCACAAAACGAATTAGGTAGATACCCTGTACACGATCCACAAGCTATACGTAACCCTAGACCAGATTTTACTGGATACCCTAAAAGTAGGGCGTTAATATACTCTGGTTCTGAGTTTAATAAATTAAGTTTTGCCACGTCTGTGGTTGTGGGGCAAGTAACAGTTAGTACAAGTTAGAGGTAATTATGAATTATACATCTTTAAAAGCAAACATATTAGATATATGTGAAACAACATTTACAGATGACCAACTCGCTATGTTTACCCAACAGGCAGAACAAAAAATATTTAATACTGTAGAGTTAGCAGCAATGCGTAATGTTGATAGTAGTAGTTTAACCGCTGGTAACGAGCTGTATACTACACCTGATGGGTATTTGTATACTTATAGTTTAGCAATAGTAAATAATGATACTCAGACTTTTTTATTAAATAAAGATTCTAATTTTTTAAGAGAGGCGTACCCTGTAACTACAACTGCTAAACGTGGGTTACCAAAGTTTTATGCTTATCATAGCACTTCAGGCAATAAAATAAAATTTATGTTTTCTCCAATTCCAGATGCTAATTATACATTAGAACACATATATGCAAAGTACCCTACATCTATTGTGACTGCAGGAGGCACATATTTAGGGGATAATTTTGATTCAGCATTATTAAATGGTGCTTTGGTAGAAGCTATACGGTTTATGAAAGGAGAGCCTGACTTGGTTACTCTATATGAAAAGTATTATTTACAAGCTATAACTTTATTAAAACAATTTGGTGATGGTAAACTAAGACAAGATTATTATCGTTCTGGTCAACAAAGAGTTAATGTGGGGTAATGTAAATGGCTATAACACAAGCTACATGCACATCTTTTAAAGTAGCTCTACTAAATGGCGAGATGGATTTTAGTAGTGATACATCTCAATCTTTTAAAATAGCTTTGTTTACATCTAGTGCTACTTTAAACGCTGATACCACAGCGTATAGCACAACAAATGAAGTGTCAGGTACAGGTTACGATGCAGGAGGTAAAGCTCTTACCATAGCAACAAACCCTACGTCATCAGGCACTACAGCGTTATTAGATTTTTCTGATGTAACTTGGAGTTCTTCTTCAATTACAGCCAGAGGGGCTTTAATATATAAGAGTGCAACAGGTAATCCTGCCGTTGCAGTAATTGACTTTGGAGAGGACAAACAATCTAGTTCAGGAAACTTTCAAATAAGTTTTCCTGTTGCAAACTCGGAAAACGCTATAATACGTATAATATAATGTTTTGTTGCTGTTTTTCGTTTATTGATGTATTAATAAGTATAGAGGAATTATAAATGGCTACAGCGTATACCACATCTTTAAAATTAGCGTTACCTACTCAAGGTGAACTAACAGGTATTTGGGGAGACACACTTAATAATCAAGTAACTTCCATGATAGAAGAAGCTGTTGCTGGGTTAAAAACTATAGACACTTGGAGCACAAACTCTGCTACATTGTCCACAGCAAACGGTTCAACCTCCGAATCACGAGCAGCCATATTAAATTTAACAGACACAACCTCTGATTTAAGTGGTGCAGCGACATTAATATGTCCTGCAGCAAGTAAGGTTTATATAGTTAAAAATGCTACTGGGCAGGCAGTTACAGTTAAAACAGCATCTGGCACAGGTATAGCTATACCAAATGGCACTACTGGGTTTGTGTATTGTGATGGCACAAACGTATTAGAAGCATTAACAAACGTAACTGGTAATTTAGTAGTTGGTGGTAATACCTCTATAGGTGGTAATCTTACTGTAACAGGCACAACTACATTTAATGGTGGCACACTTACTCTTGGTGATGCTAACACAGATAACATTGTATTTGGTGGTGAAGTAGATTCTAATATTATACCTGATGATGATAACACTTATGATTTAGGTTCATCTAGTAAAGAATGGAAAGACATTTACATTAATGGCACAGCATACTTAGATGCTATAAATTTTAATGGTACTGCGATTTCTGCTACAGCAGCAGAACTTAATATATTAGATGGAGACACAAGTGCCACATCTACAACTGTAGCAGATGCAGATAGAGTTGTATTAAACGATGCAGGAACAATGAAGCAAGTAGCGGTAACAGATTTATCTGCTTATTTTGACGATGAAATAACCGCAATGCCAAATTTAATTACTACTGCAGCAACTACAGTTGGTGCATTAAATAGTGGTTCTATTACGTCAGGTTTTGGTAACATTGATATAGGCTCATCAACTATAACAACTACAGGTTTAATTACAGGCGGCTCACTAGACATTGATGACGTTCTTATAAATGGAACTACAATAGGCCATACAGATGACACAGATTTAATAACTCTTGCAAATGGTTTAGTTACAGTAGCAGGTGAAGTATCTATGACTACACTTGACATAGGAGGTACTAACGTAACATCCACCCCAGCAGAATTAAATTTATTAGACGGTTCAGCAAAATCAACATCATCTATAACTATCGCTGACGCAGATGCTTTTATTGTTATTGATGGAACAACCACAAAACAGATACCCGCTTCTGATATAAAAACATACGCACTAGGGGACGTAACGGCAGTCGGTGCATTAAATAGTGGTTCAATTACAAGTGGTTTTGGAAATATTGATAATGGATCAAGCACAGCAAACTTTGGTGCTACTACAGTAGATAGCTTAGATGTTTCAGATGGAAATATAACTAACGTAGGTAATATTGCATTGGATTCCATTAGTGCAGATGACACAGACATTAATGTGGCAGTATCAGATAACTCTGCAACTGCTTTTACAATTAAACAAGGCTCAGATAATTATTTAGTTATAGATACTGCAAATAGTAGTGAATCTGTATCAATAGGCACAGGTATATCAGGAACTGCCATATCTATAGGACATGGTACATCTGAGACCACCATTAATGATAATCTTACAGTTACAGGTGATTTAACTGTAAATGGTGCTACAACAACGGTAGATACAGCAAATACAACAGTTAAAGATAATTTATTAGAACTAAATAGTGGTGCTAGTTCTAACTCAAATGATTCAGGTATAATAATACAAAGAGGCTCTACAGGTAATGATGCTTTATTTATGTGGGATGAATCTGAAGATAAGTTTGCTTTAGGTACAACCACAGATAACGCAAGTAGCACAGGCAACCTTAATATGACAACAGGCACACTTGTTGCTAATATTGAAGGTAACGTTACAGGTAACGTAACGGGTAACACAAGTGGCACTGCTGCCACAGTTACAGGTGCTGCTCAATCTAACATAACATCATTAGGTACGTTGACTACATTAACAGTTGATAATGTGATTGTTAACGGAACTACAATAGGTCATACAGATGACACGGATCTAATTACGCTAGCAGACGGTGTAGTTACAGTAGCAGGTGAAGTCTCTATGACTACACTTGACATAGGAGGCACTAACGTAGGTTCTACTGCAGCAGAATTAAATTTATTAGACGGTTCAGCAAAATCAACATCATCTATTACAATAGCCGATTCAGACGGATTTATAGTGATTGATGGGACAACCACAAAACAGATACCTGCTTCAGATATAAAAACATATGCAGCAGGGAGTTCTGCAACAAAGGGATTTGCTACAGCAATGGCGATAGCTTTATAGGAGTAAAACATGGCACAAGATTTTGAAAGAGCAGTAGCATCAGATAGCACGAGTGATATAAACATAGGAACTACTGCAAGAACAGTAGTTACCTCAAACTCTGATGATGCTA